GTTATTCCTCCCGGCAACCAGGCTCCACCGGCGAATATCTTGATCAGCTCATTCTCGGTGGTTCAGCAGAATATAAGCGTAGAAACGATGCGCGCGAGCTGGGATCAGGCGCAGAACGCAATCGCCTATGAAGCTCAGTGGCGCCGCAACGATGGGAACTGGGTGAACGTGCCGCGCAGCTCCACCACATCCTTTGACGTGCCGGGTATTTATGCCGGGCGCTACCTGGTGCGCGTGCGCGCAATCAATGCCGCAGAAATCTCGTCCGGATGGGGGTATTCAGAAGAGAAAACGCTGACGGGTAAAGTGGGCAACCCACCGAAGCCGGTTGGCTTCATCGCTTCTGAAAATGTGGTTTTCGGCATCGAGCTGAACTGGGGATTCCCGGCGAATACCGACGACACGCTGAAGACGGAAATTCAGTACAGCCTGACCGGTACCGAGGACGATGCGATGCTGCTGGCCGATGTGCCTTACCCGCAGCGCAAATATCAGCAGATGGGCCTTAAGGCTGGGCAGATTTTCTGGTACCGCGCGCAGCTGGTGGACCGCAGCGGCAACGAATCAGGGTACACAGAATGGGTGCGAGGACAGGCCAGCATCGATGTTTCCGACATCACAGACGTGATCCTGGAGGAAATTAAAGACTCCGATACCTTCAAGGACCTGATCGAGAACGCGGTGGACAGCAACGAAAAAATTGCTGGCATGGCTGACGACATCAAGCAGGCCAACGATGAACTTCAGCTGCAGGCGCAGGAAATCGCAAAAAACGCTCAGGACATCGGGGAGGTTCAGACCAGCGTTAATGAGCTTTCGAGCACGGTTGGTGATGTGTCGTCCTCTCTATCAGATCTTGAGCAGACCGTCGCCACGGCTGATACCGCGCTTGGCCAGCGAATCGACAGCATCAGCGTGTCTATGGTCGGCATGACGGGCGGGGTTAAGAACTCAGCCATTGCCATTATCCAGAACGGGCTGGCGCAAGTGGCCACACGCAAAAGGCTTTCCGCGACGGTCGCCGGTAACAGTGCGCAGCTGGATCGTATTGATGAGGTAATCGTTAACGAGAAGGAGGCAACGGCGCGCTCTCTGCTGAGCCTGCAGACGGACGTCAACGGCAACAAGGCATCCATCAACAGCCTGAATCAGACGTTCTCCGACTATCAGCAGGCTACGGCCACGCAGATAAACGGCATTACGGCGACCGTGAACGGGCATACCTCAGCCATCACCACTAATGCTCAGGCGATAGCCAACGTTAATGGCGACCTCAGCGCGATGTACAACATCAAGGTTGGCGTCTCCAGCAACGGGCAGTATTACGCCGCGGGGATGGGTATCGGCGTGGAGAATACGCCATCCGGCATGCAGTCGCAGGTTATCTTCCTGGCTGACCGCTTCGCCGTCACCACAGCGGCCGGTAACAGCGTGGCTTTGCCGTTCGTGATCCAGAACGGGCAGACATTCATCCGGGCCAGCTTCATCCAGGACGGCACCATTGAGAACGCCAAAATCGGCAACTATATCCAGTCGAATAACTATGTGGCTGGTTCTTCCGGTTGGAAGCTTGATAAGGGAGGGACGTTCGAAATTAACGGCGTGGCCGGGGGCGGGAGGATGCTGATATCCAGCACTCTCATTCGTATCTACGACAGCAACAACGTGCTGCGCGTCAGAATGGGGTTATGGTAATGCCACAGGGTTTGCAATGTTGGGATAGTGCAGGGCGGGTTGCAGTGGATTTAAGCGATTACGCGGTCCGTTACATGGGCAGCGCAACTGTTTCGCTTGCTTCAGGAGAGTCGTCAAAAAATGTCGCCTTTTCTGGCGCAACGCAGGACGGGACGTTTGTCACCATCGTTTCAACTGGCGTGACTGTAAACGAGTATTTTTGCCGCGCTTATAACGGCGGCTTTACTCTCTACTATCTCCCCACGGGTGGAAGTGCCGCAATCACTCTCAATGTTGAGGTTTATAATTTTCAATGAGCGGATTCGAAGTTTACAACAGCGACGGAAAACTGCTGGTGGATTCACAAAACAGATCGACCATGTTTTATGATCAACGCGCGCTGGGTGCCGTCACCAATAAAGGCTATTACCGTGTTGATAGCCCGTTTGGTGATGGCAGTACACTTGGCACCACTCCTCAGGCATTCTGGAATGACGGGCGCTTAAGGTGGCTGCAGCTGGGTACGAACAAATACGGTTTTCCGGGTGCTGATATGCTGGAAGATAATGCGGGTAGCATGATCCGAACTGCGCGAAATATTGGCATCCAGAGCGGCTATCTCGATGTGTTTGATAGTGCCGGAAACCTTATCTGGAGTGCGGCCTCAGCGTCTAAGATGCCGAGAGTATTCGGGTTCTTTGATGTGCCAGCGAACTATGACCTGCAGAACAATACGTTCTCAGTAAGTCTCAGTTTCAACCCCTGGATTCTGGTAAATAACTGCCCAGGTAATCTCAGCGATGATGGCACGGTTGTAGGGTATTCAGGGATAGTGCTGAAGTGGACGGGCTCACAGCTGCAGGGGAGGTATATTTCTAAAAATCAGCGCAGCTGGAGCCAGACGATGCAGGGGAGAGGATTAAGAATCCCTGTCGCTCAGTTTGTCGGGATTTGAAACAGGCGGGACACGTGGATACTGCGTGGCAATCATATCTTGCCTGACTCCCTTCGCAGCGTTGAAGCGATAAACGACATCGAGTTTATCGGTTTTTTTATAGCAAATATTACTCAGACGTTTATTAACATGGCGGCTGAATATTCCATTGCTGCTGTCTGAAATAACCTTCATTTCCCTCGTGGCGCAGTCGATATTCACGTGAATATCACCACCGAGAGAAAGACGCGCTGCATCCACCGGATAATCCATTTTAAATGCGTAATCTGTGTGTTTATCGGCACAGCCAGCCAGCAGCAAAAGTGCTGTAGCAAATAATCGTTTCATTTTTATATTCCTGTATGAGCGGGAATATCCATTCTATTCAAGTTTAAAAAATAGTCAGATTGATATAGGCGATCAATTTTACATTATTGATCGCCTTAAACGATCGTTATTATCGTGAGGTAGTTCATGCTTTATAACACCGGCACTATCGCTATCAATGGAAATACCGCAACCGGCACCGGAACTAACTGGACAGCACCCGCCAGCCAGGTCCGCGCTGGCCAGACGATTATTGTCATGTCTAACCCGGTTCAGATGTTCCAGATTTCATCCGTGAACAGCGCCACGTCAATGACGGTAACGCCTGCTGCATCACCGGCGCTGAGCGGCCAGAAGTATGGAATTCTTGTGTCGGACAATATCTCGGTCGACGGACTGGCGCAGGCCATGTCTCAGCTCATCAAAGAGTATGACGAGAATATTGGCGCATGGGAGACGTTCGCTACTACCTCAGCAAACCAGAGCATCACGGTAACCATTAACGGCACCCCCGTGACTATCCCCGGCATCGGTAAGCTGGCGCAGAAAGGGACCAACGGTGCTCTCCCGATTGACCAGGGCGGGACCGGGGCAACAACGGCAGAAGGCAGTCGCACAAACCTCGGTTTGGGAAGTAGCGCCACGAGGAACTCACTGGATTCTGAGATTGTTACCAATAGTGATACAAGTCAGATACCAACGCTTAAAGCTCTTGGTTTGGGATATTCTCGTCATATCGACAACTTCTCAAACACAAACATGCTAGGATTCGGGCGCTTCACAAGTCAGACTGTCAATAATCCTGCAAACACCAACGGTGTGGGGGTGCAGCTACAATATGATGGTGGTCCATCCACAGCATGGTTCGTTTGGACGAACGATGGGCAGGCATATATTCAGACAAACCATATGCAAGGCACTACGTATCAATGGAAAAAGGTATACACGACTGCAAACACTACTGTTGCATCAGATGGCAGCATTAAAGCAGCATCGCCTGTGGTCAAAGTGTTTACAGATGGCGCATACCAGACCAATGACGAATCTGAAGGCTGCACTGTAACCCGTCTGGGTATCGGTAAATATCTTATTGAAGGGTGCGAGGGGCTTAACTCTGACGCTGCATGGGGCGGTATTGACGGCGGTTTTGATATTCCCACCGACCGCAACAAACAGCCCCTGATCTGGCTGGATTATGAGGTTCATGCTGACGGTTCGGTGTTAGTGAAAACCTATCACCGCACACATCCTGCCGCGCCAGAATTCGCCAGGAATGAACTGCAGGATATTAGCGATGGTGACCCGATAGACATCCCTTCTGACCAATTTGTCTCTGTACGTGTTCAGATGCCGCAGGATAGTATCTGGAATCAGCGCAAGGCTATGTCTGAAGTTCCTGATTCATCTGTTGCTTAAACAGAGAATCAGATGGCATATCCAGGCGAACATCGATCCAGCTGTTCGCCGGGACATCCATCAGTTCTCCTTTCGTTTTGATGATCTCTCCGTCTTCACTCAGCATGTATTTGCGCTTAAAGAGGCGGATTATCAGGTCGCCGCTATCAGTTTGCTCTGCCTCAACCACGCCCAGTTCTCCCATGCCGCCGGGGTCCATCGGCGGCAGTAACTGCCACCCCTCAGACGCCAGGCCTGCCGAACCAGTCAGTACATAAAAACCTACCTCGCGACGGGAAAGGGTTATACCCTCAGCCTCAGAGTTCGCGGTGCCGCAGCCGCACCATGTGAAGCCTTCCTCTGCAACATCAGCACGTTCGGTTTCTTCCCTGCTTTTGACAATACGGGCTACTGGCGATGCCGCCTTAAGCGTGCCATCGCTGGCCTTTGTGGTGTTATACGTGGTGTAAAATTCCTGCCACCCCGGAGTGGCCACATTTTCTGCCTGCGTTCGGTACCAGATACGCCCGCCTTTAGCCACCCCAAGATTTGTCGCGTATATCTGCGTAACCGAATTCTTGCTGCCACGCATTCTGAAAAACTGGCCATATTTCGATGTGTCGGCCGGAAAATCCCCCGTTGTATCAGCTGTTGTCTGCCACAGTCCCGTGGGCTCAGAAAAATAGTTAATGCCGCCTGAAACAGGTGTTCCTGAAGCTGTATTTCCCTCCCCGATACCGAACCCACCGACAACCAGCAATCGTCCTGCAGTAGCATCGGTAACTGATGTCTGGAACATCGCCGTTGCGGCACTTCCTAAACCGAGGTTTTATAGATTGCCCTTCGCCAGCCATGCCGATAACTTCACCTGATTTTTTCGTAGCAAAAGGTGGATAAAAAAATGCAATATGGGTACGCAAGGGTATCAACTTTTGACCAAAATCTTGAATTACAGTTAGAAGCACTTAATCGATTAGAATGTGACCGAATTTTTGAAGATAAAATATCCGGTTCAAAATCAAAACGCCCAAGGCTGGATAAGATGATGAAGCTACTACGACCAGGCGATACCGTTATCGTCTGGAAGCTTGATCGGCTTGGGCGGTCCCTCATTCACCTTGTGGATTTATTGCGTTATTTCCGTGCGAACAAGATTGAATTTGTTTCAATCACTGAAGGGATAAGAATCAGCACTTCAATAGGCCGTTTCGCATACACCATGCTGAGTGCAGCAGCTGAAATGGAAAGGGAAAACATTATTGAAAGAACGCGTGCAGGTTTAGCTGTGGCGAGGGCAAAGGGGAGAATCGGAGGCAGGCGACCAAAGCTTACTCCAGAGCAATGGGCGCAGGCGGGGCGTTTGATCGCAAACGGAGTAGACAGAAAGCAAGTAGCGATTATTTACGACGTTGCGGTGTGCACCTTGTATAAGAAATTTCCGGCGCGGTAGGGGCAGAGGAAAAAATATTGAACATTTAATACAATTTTCGTAATAAAGTATTGAAAGAATGTAATAAAGTTGTTGAAATTTTGGTGAGCGGTTGGGTTGAGCATTGGGGGTATTCATGGCAAAAACAGATTCTATTACACCAGAAGAGTTCAGGGCTATTCACGTTGAATTGTCTAAAATCTCATCAACTTGGGCAGACTTATGGTTAACATTGTTTTCTCTCCGTGCTGAAGGCAGCAGGGTGATTACTATTAGATATTCCGATATCGAAGATGACATGCTGCACTTGGCTGGAACTCCAAAATTTGAGCCACGAACAATTAGATTAAATTTATTGCTTTCTAAGTTAATTGCGTGCAGAAAGGATTGCAATTCTTCTGATATTTATGTTTTCCAGAGTAGATCAAATCGAGTTAAAGGATTAGCTAGGCCTGTGACTGTAATAGCAATGAATAATGCCTTAAAACAAGCATCCAAATATGTAACAAGGAAAAACATCACCATGAAAAGTGCTTTAAGGGTAATCGTAAGGAACTAGTTGGACGGGGGTTCATACACAACATACCCACCTGTGTATGGAAGATTAGGACGATGGTCTATGATCACGTCCTTTATCAAGTCATTATTCTCCCTGATGATTGTCGATTTACTACTCGATTGGATATAAGATATGTACTTGCATAAATCTTGGGAGGGATTTCAAGTAAGTGAAATGAGAACCTGATCAGAATAAATCAAACCGAGCATTGAGTAGAGTAAATAATAAAGCAGCGCATGCAAGATTTAAGAGTATAACAAAACGGGCGGAAACATTCACTGAACAAATCTCCTGATCATGTATTAGACAAAGAATGACTGTAATGTAAAACCATCTTACACACACCTACTAAAAAAGACAGATGAACCAAGGTGGCATCCGATGAGATAGTGACCTGCTCCCCGTTGATTAGTACACCCCGATGTTAGTAATGTCTTCATAAGCCACATGAGGACATCCCCATGAAGAAGCGTTTTTCCGACGAACAGATCATCAGTATTCTCCGCGA